AATATTCATTTGCACAGTAGACTGAGATGTTCCTGTTGAATCTGTATACTGTAAAGGGTCATTATCCTCCAGTACAGTTTCAACATCTTCTAACAACTCTTCTAGTGCTAAGATGACATCGTCATCATCAGACACATAGCATCGAATTGTTAATTGTAAAAATCTAAATCTAAACCCACCACCATCGTATTCACGAGTTTCTCCTCCTGCTCCTATATGAATAGTAGGAAATTCATCTACCTCGTCCCAAAATTTAAGTCGTCTTTCTACTTTTGCAACTGAAGTTCTAAAAGGTGCTTGACCATTTATTCCATCAAGTGCAACTGCTAAGGCTTCTACAATTGCTCGACGACGCGTGGTATGTCTCCTTGCTAGTGTCGAGTCCATTATATTCTCCTTGTTCTAATAAATCTATCCCTCATTATAGATTGTGCGATTTGTCTAACACTTTCCCCTATAATTTTTCTAGGGTCTCTATAAGTACTTCCCATCGCATTTCCTGGTTCAAAAACTTGATAAGGATTTTTCTGGTAAGTATACTCTGCTACAGTAGCGCCTCTCGGCCCCATAGTTATGTTTTTAACTTCTGCACTTTCTGCAAATCTGCCTGTTCTATTAACTAAAGCTGGCACTCCCATGTTTCCTTTAATAGCTTTTGGTAACCCTTTATTTATAAAATCTGCTAAAGCTAAAGGATTAGAAGTAACATGCTGTGGTGCTGTCTTTAATGCGTCAGGTCCTCTATCATTTCTAATACTTGGCTTAGCAACTTTATTTGAACTTCCACGTGTTCCTTTTGTTTTCTTTACAGGTTTACCAGGTACTTTATATCGTATATCTTCACTTCTAGATTTTATTGCTTTTTGTACCTGAGCAACTAAAGCTCTATTTTCTTTAAATCTTAAATCAAGACCTCCACTTTTTGTAGTCTTAACTTTTCTTTTATCAAATTTTCCTGCTTTAGTTAAAACATTTTGTAAACTATCTGCCCCGCAAATTAATATATCTTGTGCTAAACTATTTGACCCAGCTAAATCTTTTATATGCTTACCGTACCATCTTTGTAGCTCTTTTACCATTAGGGCTTCATGTGCTTCCAAATACTCTTGAATACCGTTTGCATCAAAATGTCTCATTTTGCTTTGGTCACCTGCTAACTCTAGTGCAACTTCTATTGATTTATCTAGTTCATAAGTGCCATCTTTATCTTTCCTTCCGCTTCTAAAATGACTTAATTTATATTCTTTTTCTAATAGTCCTGAAAGTCTTTCAGTCACACTATTTGATAAGGATCTACCTTTAGCTCCAAACTTACTTAGGTCGGTTCTTCGACCCATTTCTTTCATTTGTTCTTCATGTTTTGCTGCTGTAAGTCCTGCTATAGTTGTAGTTTCTTTAGTTCCACCTTTTGATACAGTATAACTAGGTGACCTATCTGTAACTCCGTGAGTTTTTGCTACTAAGAACTGATTAAAACCTATGTTTGCTACACGACCCTCTTTACCTGCTTGTGTACCACCAACGTTGCCTTTACCACCACCTGGTTTTAATGCTCTTCCTACCGCTGCAACATAGTTATTTCTATACTCTGCAAATACATCAAATAAAACATGCTTTATTACTATGTTAATAAGTTTTCCACTTCTATCTTCAGCGTCGCCTTGAAATATCTCGTCCTGTACTGTAGGGCCTCCTGTTTTTTTAGAAATATTAATATCTCCTATCTCTAAGTCAAACTCTACAAAGTCTCCTACTGCAATCTCGTATATTTTCCTACCTGCTTTAATCTTTACACCTTTATCTAACTTAGGCATTTTTATATAATATTTATAAGCATTTTTTACATTTGTTATATGACTATCTGGCCCATATGTTTTTGGATTCATTAAATGTTTAGCTATTATAGCCTTGGCTTCTTTTTCTATTGTTGCTTTATGTACAGGAATTTTTCTATTCATTTTTCCAGAACTTCCTGTAAGCATTGCAGATTTTACATCGTCACCAAATACATTAAATCCTCCAGCACTATCTCTCATAGCGTCTGAAAAATATGCTGCTCTTGCTTTATTTTCTTCTTTTAATACTCGATTTAGTTCTGTCGTAAGAAGTCTTTCCATATCAGAGGTTTTTACATACATCGTATGTTTAAAAACATCTCCCGCAAGAGTTCTTAATGCTGATGAAGCCCCATGGCTACTTTTAAGCATCTGAACAAAATTATCTCTAACTGCTTTAATTGCCATTAAATAACTACTCTATATAAATCCAGTACCCTTTTGATGTGGTCTGGAAAATCCGTGGAATTTCTAATTCCTGCAGTACCTTGGTTTGCTATCTGAGCTCCGCCTAGTGTTCTTCTTTCTTTATGTTCGTCTTTCATATAGTAATTCACTAAATCAAATAGTGCAAGTTGTAAATCTTTTGGCGTAGTACTATATCCTGCTTTATATGTTATTTTTACTGCTCCGACTCCTTGTTTAAATGGAAGAGGTTTACCCTCTGCATTTGTTCTTATAATTGCATCGGCTTCTAAGTCTACATAATATTCATAGTTTCCTGTGGTTAGTTCTACATAACTTCCAGAATAACTTGACCTTTCTTCTACTTTACTCACTTCGACTAACGGACTCTCGCTAACTATTATTGTTGATGTGTACGTATCGTCTACTGAAAAAGTTTCGACCTTACTTGTGCTATAAAAATCTACGAAAGATATACCACAATATTTTTTTACTAAGTCAGATATTTGAGGTACAATAACATTTAGACGGTCATCATCCTTCTCGCCTCGGAGACCTTCCGCATCTTTGTATTCTACTACTGTTATTAAATCTGCCATAATATTAAAAGTGGTGATTTATAGGTAAACCACCAAAAACCTGTAAAGCTATTAGGAAGCTTTGTACATGTGTCCCCACTTAGAAGTTACACCGTCAATTAAATCGATGAATCCTAATCTTTGAGAAGCCACTAGGACTCTTCTTTGATTAGCTACTTCGTAGTCTGACTCGATTGTAACACCTCTTAATCTTGGTATCACATAGTTTCTTGGGTATACAGCAATAGCTGCAAACTTACTTACTGCTGGAGTAGCGAACTCGTCACATAATAGTACTCTTGAACCGAATACCTGTCCGATTTCACCATTTAGCTTAGTAGCCATGTCGCCAACTAGGTTAGCATCTTGGAACTCAGCATCTTCTAGCAATTCAAAATATGTTCTTTGAGATACAATGTAAACCACTTCTGAAGGATTAACACCATATTTGCCCATATTCTTTCTCATTGAAAGTAACTCAGCTGCTGTAACTGTGTCTGATGCAAAAGCTGTTGATGACTGTGTAAAGTCACTGTCATTTCTAGCTAAGTGTAATAGACCTTCGAATGAAGCTCCACCAGTACCAAATGCGCCGTCAGCGTCGTCACCAGCTAGGATAGCATTTTCGATTGCTCTAGCATGAGACCTTACCATTGATTCTCTGATGAGAGGTAAGATTGGCATAATTGCATCTTCTTCAGTTTCATTACCTAAGAATGATTGTGAAATAAGTTTTTTGGTTGAAAGAGTTCTTTCTGTTAAATCAACACCACCGTATGGAGAACCATAAGTGTCGCCTCTCTCAGCTAAGTTACCGTGAGGGCTTGAACCTGTAGCAGCTTGGTTTGCTGTAAACTCAGCATAGCCACTATCTGGTAGTATTGGGATAATCATGTTAGCAGAAGTCATTGGTATTTCTCTAAATAGAGGTGCTAATACTAATTCATTCTGAATGTCTCTTTCGATGTTTGTTGAAACAATCTGCTCAAAATCGTCTGAAGAAACTCCAACACCACTCATGGCGTTAGCTTTTTCCATAACGTCTTTCGCATAATCACTGTTCCATCCTTTACCAGTCGCTAAACCAGCAAATTTTGCATCAATGATGTCGTTTTCGAAAGCTTTTTTCCAGTCGCCTTGACCATTTCTGTCTGCAAATACTCTTTTTGATTCTCTGATAGACATGATTTCTTCTGATTTCTCAGCAAGTTGCTTCTCTAATTCGTCCACAACTGTTTTTAAATCTTCATGTTTCTCATTGACTCGAGTTTCTACATCATTCATGAGTCTTTCAGCGCCTGATAATCCAGCTTCGATAACTGCTTTTTGTTCATCCTGTTTTGCTTCTTGAACAGCCTTCTCTTGAGCGTCAACTTCAGCTTGCTTTTCAGCCTGCTCAGCTTCTGCTTTTTGTTCAGCTGCTTTTTGCTCTGCTTGTTTCATAGCAATAGTTGTTGCAGTTTTTTCTGCTACATCTTTCGCAAATGATTCAAGGTCAAAAGCTACTTCAGGAGATTTCTTTTCTTCTGACATATCAGTCTCCGTTGATGAGGATTTCTCCTCGCTTGGCTGCTCAATTTTAACAGCGTCTGCTGTCGCGTTTGAGTTAGCCTTTAAAAATTCACTTTGGTACTTTCTGTAGTCGTCCATACTATCAAATGACTTTGCTAAGCCAAAGGTTGCCCCTTGGTTGCAAGGCACTGATACTACAGAAACTTCAAATAGTTCCGCGTCCTTTATTTTATAACCGTCGGTTTCAGTCATATACTCTGAATCCTTGCATCTGAAACCAACAGAAAATGCTCCAAGGACTCCGTCTTTAACTAATTGTGTTATATCACCTGCTGCTTTTGATATCTTTGCAGATATGTCTAGCCCGCTATCTGTAACACTTAAATCGGTAGCTCTACCAATAGGTTTGTTATAGTCATGATTAAAAAGAATAATTGGATTACCTTTATAGTTTTCCAATCCACCTTTTGTCCATGCATCTGGTTGAATTATATCTCCAGCTCTATCTAGTGCGTTTGTACTTGCAGAACCTTTAATATTTACTCCGCCATCATCAGTTTCACCTAATGATTTAAAAGTACTCGTCCAGTGATATATCTTTTCGTTACTCTTTGACATCTTTTACCTCTTTTTTAGCTTTTGGTTTTGGTGCAGGTTTTTCAACCTTTACTTCAACAGGTGCTACTGAGATAGGATATCTTTTCTTAACAACTCCAAGTACTCTGTTCCATGAACCCCAATATCTTTTTAAAAGATAGTCCTTAACAGGTACTTCATTGCCAAAACTTTTATAAGTCTTTAAATCCATAGTTTCAACGCCTTTGCTGGCTATGAAATCGGACAAAGCCTTTATCATCATATCTTTTGTCATTCTTCTTCCTCGCTTGGCGGACCTTCTTGTGGTCTACCGCCTTCCTCTGGATTTGAGGCTGAACCTGCGATATTCGCAGGAACTCTTGGTGTATCAAACCCTTCAATCTGTTCAAGCCTTAATGCCTCCCTTGCTTCGTTCGGTGTCATAATTCCTGTATTAACAAGAGTAGCAAAATAGCTAGCTTGGTCTCTCAACTCTGGTTGTAGAGCAGGAATCCCTGTTACATCTTCATCAAGTTTGAAACCGAAGTATCTCTCGAAAGCATACGCAATTTTATTAATAATTGGTAGTATGGTTTCTAAATAATATAATCGATGGTTTGGTCTTAAATTTGCGTTATTACCGCTATCCATCAAAATTGGTGGAACACCCCCTCTT